CTTGCGAGCTACACAACGGCTAACACTTTTGGAGCAAGAGTCGTCAGGTCAACGAACAGCAACAACGAGCTGCAGTTGACGGGCAGCCATCATGCGGCGGCAGTGCTGCACGATGCCGAGATTGACAGCATACCAGCGGATGCACTGACCGCAGCGGCTATTGCAGCGATTCAGGCCGGGTTAGCAACGTCTGCAAACCAAACTACAATTATCCAGTACATTGACACCGAGATCGCAGCAATCAAGACTGTCACTGACCGCATTAACACTGGGTTGGTAGTAGACGGTGCAGTATGGCAATTTACTACCAACATGCTTGAAAACAGTCCTGCAGGTGCTGGCGGAGCACCTGCAACACTTAGCAATCAAGAACTAATTCTTGATCAGTTAGATTTGATACAAGGCAAAACTGATTTGATCAGTGGAGCAGGAGCTATTGGTCCATTGCTGGCAGGGGCTGTGCTTGAGCCGGGAACTATTACAGGTTTTCCAAGTAGTCTAACAATTGGTGACTCATACACTGAGGCTAATGGTCGAGCAATACAATTACCAATTGTAGATACAGACGGTAATCCGATCAGTAGTACAGGTTCCTTGCTTTTCGCAGATGCTTCTGTAACATTTATTATTTCCCGTGCCCGCGAGACTGATTCTAACAAAATTATTACTGGCACAGCAACAGTCGTTGACCCTGCTGGGACCGGCACGGCTGAAGCACCTTACGCATTGGTACAACTTTCTTCTTCAGAAACTTCTAAAGGAAAACTCGGATATAAGTACAATGCCGTGTTAAAGTTTACATGGGCGGGTACTGGCACAGATGTCATGTCATTCGAGTCTTCCACGGAAGTGCAATTTGATAACTGAAGGTCATACACTCCCATGACCATCGAACTTGAATTACCTGCATACCAAAGTTTTATTAAACAGCAGGAAATTAAAGACGGGCAGCCTACTGGAAAAATAAAAACTGGACCTAAGAAGATTCGTGTTCCTGACACAATCTTTGAAAAAGGCCGAATGGTAGGATGGAAATGGACTGAGCGGTCTGCAGTCAGCTTGCTAAAAACACTGCCGGAATATGATCCATTTGTTTCAGCAGAAGGGTATTATTTCGACACCACTGAATGGGAACGAGTCATTGCGTTTATTGTAAACGAGTGTGTTTTCCCTGAAGGTGAATTGACAGGCCAGTCCTTTATACCAGAACTTTGGCAGTCGGCCATATACGCAAATTTATTCTGTTGGAAGTCTGTTGAGACAAACTTACGACGGTACAGAGAATGCTTCATATATGTGCCAAGAAAAAACGGAAAAACAACTGCATTCGGAGCAATTATTACTCTCATAATGTTTTTTGTAGACAGTGAAAAGCGTAGTCAAAATTTTTGCTGTGCTGCCGATAGTGATCAGGCAACTGTAAATTTTAGGCACAGTCAATACATGATTGAAAACAACCCTCGCTTAATTAGCAGGCTTAAAGAAAAACGGGTTTACAGATCAACTAAGTCATTTGAGCACACAGATGGTGCTAGTTTCAAAGTGTTGTCTAGTGTAGCCGATACAAAACACGGACTTAGCCCTAACTTTGTGTACGTTGACGAAGTACATGCTCACCCCAACAGTGAACTTGTAGACGTGATGAAAACTGGCACTGCGGCACGCAGGCAACCTTTAATTGTTTACACAACTACAGCAGACTATGACCGCCCCAGTGTCTGCAATGAAATGTATAGCAAAGCCAAAATGATTGCTTCAGGGAAACAATGGGCACCAACTTTTCTTCCAGTAATTTACGAAGCTAACACAACTGATGACTTTCGCAATCCAACAATATGGAGTCGAGCTAACCCAAACTACGGCAAGTCAATTACTAGAGAATACTTTGAAGAAATGGTTAGGTCAGTACAAGACAATCCTGCGGAACTTAATAGGTTTTTGCGGCTGCATCTAAACATAAAAACTAAAACTGAAACAGCATGGATTCCTCCGCACGTCTGGGCAAATGGTAATCCTGACCCTAATTCAGTCGAGATGATGTCAGTTGTTGATATTAAAAATTGGATGTCAGAACACCCGTATTGGAACAACATTGCCTGTGACCGCAATTTCAACACAACCTCAGTTGATGTCCAAATTGCTAATCAAGGATTGTATTGGTCGTGGTTCATAAACAAATGTGAAGAACTTCGATACGAGGAATGCTATGCAGGGTTCGACAACTCAATCGTTCAAGACCTTGCAGCGTTATCGTTGTGGTTTCCTACCAAACAAACGATGCTTACATGGCACTGGTGCCCCGCAGCGTCCATATACCGAAGGTCGCAAGAACAAGGACTCCCCTACGCTCGTTGGTGGGAAGCGGGGTTACTTAACTCCACTGCACCACTTGAAACGACAGACGATGAATCCATTGTCAAAACTATGTTGGGAGATGCGTCGTATGCTGGCATCTTCACCCACTTTCAAGGTCTTCGTGAAATTTGTTTCGACCGTTTTGCAATGCGTATTATCTATGTTCGATTAAAAGATTTTGGTTATCCAGCCCGAGCATACCCACAAAACTTTTTAGGCATGAACGAACCTGTGCGTAAAATCGAGTCTATGGCAATTGATAAATGCTTGTTTCACGGAGGCAACCCAGTGCTGGAATGGGAAGCTGGAAATGTAACGATCATGACAAATCATGATGGACAAAGACGACCTGACAAGCAAAAATCAACAAACAAGATCGACGGTATAGTTGCTTCTTTAATGGCGTTAGGTGGGTCGCTATATCCTGAGATAGAGACAATTACCGATATCCGGGGTTTGAAATAATGTTCAATCTGTTTAAGAAACCTGTTGCTGCTCGCCCCCATGCCGCAATAGGCACACTGATTGACTACGCTATGAACGCAGCCACAATGTCGTGGTCAAATTTGTGGGGTACAATTCGCCACGAACAAATGTATGCAGACAGAACAGATATTGCCTTGCGTCTATCCGCAGTGCGATGTGCTGTTCAGGTTTATACTGGCATGGCTGTTGCACTGCCCCGCCGAATGTACTCTGTAGATCAAATAACTCAGCAATCTTCTCGGATTATTGAAACTACAAGCCACCCAGCATCAAGATTGTTTCAGCACTACTTTAATCCAGAACTCAGTGCAGACGATGCGTTGCTAAACATTATTTACGATGTGTTAATGGACGGCAACTGCTACTTTATTCGCGAACTTGATATACAAGGTCGGACATCTCGATTGTACTACGTTCACCCTTCCAGAATTCCAAGGATGAACATTAAGCGTGCCAGAGGCGATGAGATGCTTGATACATCTCCTTCTCGCCGTGCAGTTGCTGGAGAAGTTTTGTATCGTATTGATACAGGCGCAACATATCGAGATAAGGACACACAGCCTTTGTATTTACCTAAAGAGGCTATGTGCCATTTCAAATCCTCAGTGCTAGATGCCGACTACTTTCGAGGTGAAGGATTTATTGGTAATGCTCAGATGACTGTAGACTTGTATTCTGCGAGTGAGCAGTTTGGTAGAAACTTCTATACTCGCGGTATTGCTAATCAAATGTTTTTGACTACAGATAACAGGCTGTCCCCTGAAGTTTTGAAGCGTTTGGAAGCTAACTTTGAGGAAGACCCAAATGCTCCGCTAGAGTCAATTTTTAAGACTCGTATTCTGGAGCAAGGACTGAAGCCGGTCCACATGGGTATTCCGTTCCAGCACCTACAGTTTATTGAGACCCGTGCGTTTAGTGTGGAAGACGTAGCCCGAGGATTTAACATTCCTCCGGTACTTTTGCACAGTTACATGGGAACCAAGGCTGGAGATGTTGATCTGTCTGGCGTGGTTAGTTTATTTATACAGACTGGCATCGGTCCATTTCTCGACAGACTTTCTGCTCAATTCAAAACCGAGTTACTACCACTTCCATCGCAGATGCTGTACAGGTTTGAATTTGAGAAAATGTACCTGTACCGCAACGTAATTGACAGATTTTCTGATTCACTGCGTAAGTTGTTTGAAATTGGAGTCATCAACCGTATTGAGGCTCGTCAGTTGCTGGGGCTGTACATCAACCCCTCTGATGTTGCGGCTGACCCAAGGTACGTCCCGGTCAATTTGATGACCGTAGAACACTCTCTGCTGCTTCAGGAACAGGCTGAGATATCAAACAAAACCGCTAAGTCTAATTTAGAAATGCTTGATCTGCAAAAAGACAATCAACGTAAAGTAAATGATTATATGGTCAAACCTGTGGATGTTCCTGAAACTCCCGGAGCAATCACACAAGAAGATATGGACAACAGCCCAAGTAAAGACAACATAGACAAGCGACTTCGCAAAGCCAACAATGCTGTGCAGTCTGCTTTCAGACATGTTATCAATGGTTTGAAGCAATACGAGTCGCGAGTATTAGACCAGAAAAAGTCCACTCGACCTAACGATTACGATACTGCTGTTACAGAATTTTATGCTTCTAACAGTCGCTTTAATGAAATGCTTAACGAGCAGTTAATTCCGTGGGCTGATCTCATGGATGACATTGATGTCAACGACTTAGTTTGTGCATGGGTTTCTTCAAAGAAATGCCCGGAGGTGTTAAATGTTGATTTTGAATCGTAAACAACTTCCTTCTGGCAATCAGATGCTTGAGACTCGGGTATCGTTTAACAGTGCAAACGAACTAGAGATATATGATTACATTATGCCGGTAAAATACGAAGAAGGCGATACTTGTGTTACACCTACTGATGTTATGAATTTTTTGCGTAACGTCACAGGTGACATCACCGTCCGCATCAACAGCCAAGGTGGTGAAGTTGGTGCTGCTCTGGCAATATACAATCGATTGCTGGAACACCAAGGCAAGGTGACAACCATTGTCGATGGATACGCTTTCAGTTCTGCAGGCTGGCTGGCTCTGGCCGGATCAGACAGGCAAATTACAAACGGTGCATTGTTCATGATGCACAACCCGTACATGTACGAGCGAATCGACAGCGAGAAGTCTGCACAGAATGCTGCTGCTCGCTGGGTTGCTCATCGCGACTCAATTATGAATATCTTCACCTCCAGAACTCCCATGAAGGACACCGAGGTGAAAGACTTGATGGACAAAGAGACTTACATGTCCGCTCAAGAATCAGTCAAGCAAGGACTGTTCAATACAGTCCGCGATGGTCGCCCTGACACAAAAATCTTGAACTGTTTGAACATCCCTGCGGAGGCTCTTAACAAAGCTATTGTTGATCGTCCAGAACTGCCTGAAATTCGTCGTAGAGTTTTGAACATTCGTAAAAATTCTATTACTTAGTTCTTGACGGTTAGTTTTTCGTACTTTAATTTCAATCCGGCTCTGTCACGCAACGCATAAGCAGTAGCCGAATGCACCACATTTTCACTGGAGGATTTATCATGGCATTCGCCAAACTGCAATGTTCTGTGCCTACTTTTGTCTTTAATGACACTGCTGTTAAGCACGCCGATGTTCTAAACATGAACCCCAATCAGCTTGCTGACGAGCGAACAAAACTTATTACCAAAACTGAGGCGTTTGACGCAAAAGGTGATAAAATCACTTCTGCAGAAACCGCCGAGTACGCTGACGTAGTGGACCGTCTTGAGATTGTGTCAAATGCTATCAGCCGTACTGCAGTCGGTCTTCGAGAGCGTCGAGATGCTCTCAATGCTGTTAGCCGTATTGCTCAGTCTGCTTCCGGTGTTGTAAACCTCGGTGGCGGTATTAGCACCCGTCCAGCATGGGAAGACGACAAAGAAAAATACGGGTTTCGTAATCAAAATGATTACTTGAATGCCGTTGTGAACTCGTTTAAGGACCGTGAAGTCACTGACCCTCGCTTGCGTCGTTTGACGATGGACGCGATTGGCAGCGACGAATTCAGCAAGGCCAACTGGGAAGCCCAGGGTCTGATGGTTCCTCGCGGATTCCTGCCGGACATCATGCAGATTGAAACCGAGATCAACCCGATTTTCAATCTCATGACTCGCGTTCCGATGACTGCCCCGGTTGTTGACATTCCATGCCGAGTTGACAAGGACCACCGCACCAGCGTGACTGGCGGGTTCCGTGTCTATCGCGGTAAGGAAACTGCGGCACCTGAGTTGTCGAAGTCCGCAATGGAGATGGTCAGCCTGAAGGTCCACGAAGTCAACGGTGCTGCTGCCGTGACGAATCAGTTGATGGCTGACAGCCCAATTTCGATTGCTGCTTTGATTGAACAGGGGATGCGTCAGGAAGCTGCTGCTTATCGTTTGGATGAACTGCTAAACGGCAACGGCATTGGTCGGCCCCTTGGAATGCTGAACAGTGGTAACGCTGCTCTGCTGACTGTCAACCGAGAGGCTGGTCAGTCTACTAGCCTTATCGTTAGTGGTCTAAACCTGCTGAAGATGCGTCAGCGTGTTTGGGGCTATGAGAATGCAGTGTGGCTGTGTTCTTTGGATTTGTATGCCGTGCTGACGACTGCTGTTGTTGAATCCCCGAACAACGCAGGCATCACAAAGTTGTTCTATCCCTCAACCGATGCAGGTAAACCAGACACGATTCTGGGTCGCCCTGTAATCTGGACTGAGTTTATGAACGGCATCGCCAGCGGTCAGGACGGAAACGTCATCAGCGAATGGAATGATAATTTCCTCGCTTGCGTCAACCCGACTCAGGTACTGTTTGGTGAGCGTGGCACTCAAAATGTTAGCCGCTCGATCCATGTTCGATTCCTTGAGCGTGAGGAAGTATTCCTGTTTTCAGCATTTGACGATGCCCGTCCGTGGTGGAAGTCTACGCTGACTCCTCGCAAGGCTGGTCTCACGCTGTCACCGTTTGTGGTGCTCAGTAAAGACACTGCCTGATTTATGCAGGTCGGAGGGGTGGGGGGTTTAACGCTTCTCCCCCCGCCCCTCCCGTTCGATTTTTTCTCCGCTTTTCTCCGCAAAGGATTTTTAATATGGCTACGCAGAAGTTTACTCATCTGTCGAGCAAGAGTTTAATCAAGGCTCTGGGTACTTTGACAATGAACGGCTCTATCGGTAACGCGCATGTGTTTACCGAACCAATCGACAAAGCCATGATCGTTCTAAACGATATGGTTCTCAGCGGCACTTTGACCGTCACCGTCGTAGGCTCTACCTCAGCTACTGGGGCTTCTGGCTATACTACCATCAAGACTTGTGCATTCGGCTCTGCCGGAAGCCAAAACGTCTCTGTGGAAGTTGATTCAGAAGAAATCAGCTACGCTGAAGATGTTGCTGGCGTAACATTCAAAACTGTCGTGTTCAGACTGACTGGCACAAACACCAACACAGTAAAGGCTGCAGTGCAAGCCCTCACGTTTCACCAGCGTGAAGACTTGACTCCAACTGGAACTGGAGTTACTGCTTAATACTCCCGAGGTGGCCGTAGCCATTCCGCAAGATTGCCTGCGGCTGCCTTTCTTAACTTACTCGCCGTGCCGATTCCGCTTTGCGGTGTCGCACATCAAAGGCGAGTTTTAAGTCGCTCCGGCGAACAGCCGCAGTACAGGTACGGGGGTGGCTGTGCTGCGGTTTGTTTTTGGAGGTCTAATTGATGCCCCTTTCTATCGATCTATCGTCTGAAGACGCTCCTTCAACGCTAATTACTGAAGCGTTTTTGCGATCTGTTAAGCAGAATCTTGGATTTGACCCGGAGACACCAGATACAGACCTGCCTGTTGATTTGACCGATCTGCTGCATGAAGCTATTGCAATATGCGAGCGGGAACAGTGGCGTTTTATCCTCCGTAAAACAGTTACCCTCATACTCCCCTACGAAGCATTCACTACAGCAGATCGGCTCGTATTCCTGCCGTTTGGCACTGTTTCCAGTTTGACCACCTTTACCTACAAGAAATCAGACGGGACAACCGGCTCAATCTCAGCCGCAGACTATACGATCTACTCTCAGGAACCTACAAGGCTCTGGGCGGCTGACTGGACCGCACTACTGTCAGGAATTGACACAGACCAGCCTTACCCTGTCACAATCGCTTACAGCACCGGCTACGCATCCTATGAAGCCATTCCAAAGGCTACGATTCGTGCTCTGAAAATTCTAGCATATCATCTGTTTGAATACCGCGATGCGGTCTCGGAAAGCAAGATGGTAGAGTTGCCACAAGGTTACTGTCAGTTGCGTGATTTGCACCTGCTTAACAGTATGCGTGCAATTCAATACGTTGCTGAAGACTGGTCGAAAGTGGGACGTGGATGAACAAGTACCGCCGCAGACAACGACCGAATCTTCGGCACATTGTTGAGTTCTGGATTCCTACCTCAGTAGCAGATGCGTCTGGAGAACTGAAGCAGGAATTCACTATGCACTATCGTGGTCCATTTGCGATGGAGTTACCGCTTGCACCGAAAGAAATATCTGAAGCGGGTCGAGTTGTGAACGAGCAAACATTCCTGTTACTAGGGCAGTGGTGTAAACCTGCATCAACTGTAACCGCCGGGATGTTTGCAGTTATACCTTCTCTCCAGAAAGTCTACGCAATACAAGGTAACGCCACCGACCAGTGGGGCAGCCGACAAAAGATCCAGATTCGTATTGTGGACAATGTGACGCAGACTATCACTACCCAAGTATTGAGCACCGTTTACTAATGGCCAAAAACCGAGAAATCTTGACTATAAAATTTACCATCCCGAAAGAAATTCGCAGTGGCTTTGCTAATTTTCTTGCGAAGACGCGAAAGCATATTGTACGTCAAGCAATTCGATCAGCTATGTTCCCGGCTCGTACTCACCTGTCTTTATTGCTTAAACAACTGCCGACTCAAAGCCGTCAAAGTTCTGGAGCATCTAAGCGAGCCTTGGACATGAAGGTTCGTATGTCTGTCAAAAAGCGTAATTACATGTACGGCATCGTAAGCATTAATCGAAAATATGTTGAGGCTGTGGTAAACACTCAATCCACCGCTTTTCCAGAATTTCGAGCACGAAATAAAGATGGTCGCATAGGAACTTATAAATCTCGCCGTACTTCACTTGCTTTCGGTGTACTCCGGGGTATTGACAAAAAAACTGGTAATCTCAGGTTTGTAAAAAAGTTTGCTCGCAATACTGAAGTACGGTCGTATTATCGCCGTGGTTACAAAAGCAGTGCTTCAGGCAAGTTTATGCGGCGTGAACCAAACAAGTATTGGCATTTGTCTGAGTATGGATTTAATCGTGGCAGTGCCCGATTTGATGGACACAAGTTTGTTGAACAAACAATCAACGCCAAACGCACTGAGATGATTACAATCTTTGAGCAAAAGATGATAGAGCACTTCAGGAGATACGCATGAGTGCTCCATATAACATTGACAACGCAATTATGAAAATACTGTCTGCAGGAATGCCAACAAATGTTCCTGTCTATAAATCTGAGTTTCTTCCTTCAGATGACTTAGTAAAACTACCAAAAGGTTATGTCTTTTTTGATATATCACAAATGATCCCGGCTTTTTGTTCAGAAGGATATTCAAATCCAAATGAACGTGAATCAGTAGACTTTTTACTTGACGTATCTGTAGTTCATCATGACAATACACAACGTAAATCTTTACAAACGTCAGTGCTCAATGTCTTGCAGCCAACGGTAAGCGGACGGCGAACAATTTTAACGTCTTACAATGTGCAAGGAACTGGAATTTTCTTTAACTACATCCGTATGGAGTCAGTTGAAGAAGGTGCAGTTCTAAAAACTGCACAATCTACTCCTGATTTAGTTGTGTTGATGATGTCTTTTTCTGGCAAAGCAAGTACATAGGAGTGCTTAAATGGCTAATCGCGATACAAGCCGCATCCGTATTCAGTTTTTTGCTCAAACAACTGCCCCTACCGGATCTGGGGCTGCTCCAGACCCTGTTAATGCCTCAAGCAATGTTTATGCTTGCGTAACAGACGGACCTAACTGGTCTGGCTTTACTCGCGGTGAAACAGAAACCACTTGCAGTAACACCACACTGGACGCATGGGGTAATCTGATTCGCACCTACCGTTCCGGTAAAATTGTTGATCTCGGCACAGTAACATTTACTGTTGATTGGGATGTCGATGATGCTTACGGTGGGCGTGAACTGGCAGCATTTATGGACGGTCGTTCTGGCGATTTGAAAGTGTACTTCCCGGCAGACGGAGCAGAAACCACTGGGCCTATCCTGACCCTGAACGGCTTTTGCAACTCGTTTAAGCCTGCGGGTACTGTTCTGGTTGACGGTGCTGGTGCCCGATCTACCGCTGAATTGGTGTACCGCATTTGCGCATTAACCGTTACCGCTGCTACCTAATTAAACTCCACCCCCAACTTTTTACCCCCGGAGCAAGTAATGATTAAGTTTAATCCATTGAAAAAGGTAGCTCTACCTAGTAATGACAACGCATTTGTTATAGAGCCGTCTACAGGACTTGTGACTGCGTTCCTGCAGGCACTTAAAGATTTTCCTAAACTGAAGGAAGATCAAATTGATGCACGGTATTTTACCGGACTGCGTAATTTGATTTGTTTGTTTGATGGAGACCGGCCATTTTTGGCCCAATACGCCAACAGCCTGCACCAGTCTGATGCTGCGGTATGGCCCCTGTCTTTTTCAGAAACTGACACGGCGAGACAAGTGCTTGAAGCATTTGACACTCCTTACTTGACTCGTATCATCGATACGTTCGTAGATTCTATCGGTGTGACTCAGACTGAGGAACTCGTTGAACTTATTCGTCAGGTTTGGCCAGACAGGGAACCAGTAAAAAACTGATTACCCCCGATGATGAACAATGGTTCGTGCTGTTTCTTTGTAGTCGTTGGGGTAAGTACAAATCAGAAATTGAGGCAATGCCGTATTCAGAATTCTGTCAACACCGCCAGTTCTGGCAGCACTACAGGTGGGGTATGACAGACGATCTTATGGCAATAAAAGTTGCTTTTGATTACAATACAGCTTCTAGGAAAAACAGTCTTGTTCCGCATCAAGTAAAACAATGGGCTGTTCAGCCAGACTATGCGTTCAAAGTTTTGACGAAAGCTATTAAACCCGTTACGGCAATCCGTAACGGGTTTATGGCTATCGTAGAAGCTGTAAAGGGAGTAATGAAATGAGTGGAACAAGCATTTCCGCTATCTCCGTATCCTTGGGCGTTGACGACACTACGCTCCAGTCGGGCTTAAAAAGTGCAGGCAGCCGTATAAATAATTGGTCGAGTCAAATGATCCAAGGAATGACTAAGGCATTCCAAACCCAACAATTTGAACAAAGCGTAATTGATCGCATGACTCAGGGATCAAACGAAATTATCCAGAGACAACTGCAACTAGCCCGTGACGAAAAGCGTAATAGAGTTCAAAATGAAATTGACAATCTCAGTAAGGTAGCAGACTACCGCAAGCAAATGATGCGGTGGGAACTGGAGCACATACGGACAGTCAACGAAGCAGCAGCAAAAGCAGCCCGAGATCCATCTATCTCAAAAGAAAACATGGATACAATGCGTTTTCTGGGCGGCGGTAAAAGCCCTCGCCAAGTAGCTGCAGAAGAAGCTGAAGCAGCGATGTTTCAGGATTTAGTGAATGAAAGAAAATCGCAGGCTCTGAGTCTTATCAAAAGTCTCACAACAGAGCAGCAGAAGTACAACAGAAAACTGGAAGAGTACAATCTTCTGTTAGAGCAAGGATTTATCACAAAAGATCAGTACAAGGCAGCAAAACTGTCTTTAGGACAAGATCCAGAACTGAAGTACCGCAGACAGGTTCAAGACTTGCTCAACCAGCAAGTAGGGACTACCGACAACTTAGTTGCTCTCCAGCAGCGATTGAAAGCAGAAGCACGGGAATTTTTAGAGGTATTGAACAAGACCAACCTGTCTGAAAGAGAACGAAAAGAACTTGCCGAACAATTTGTAGCCGCTCAGTCTAAACGCAGACTTGAAGCGAGAGCAGTTGATAGTGATCGTCAACAGGCTCGGGCTAATGATTTGCTTAGACAGGCTGAGACTGTACAGGAGCGATACAACCGCAGATTGGCCGAATTGAACACGCTGCGTGCTACTGAGAACATCAGAACTAAGCAGGCGATGTTAACAGAAGAACAATATGCTCGATTAAAAGCTAAACTGATCGAAGAGACAAAACAAGATAAGTCAGGAACAAGACAGCAAGCAATCGACAAGATCAGGCAGATACTGGCCAGTACCGGCAACGAGCAGGCCAAGATAAACCTGCTCACAGCTAACCAGAAGAAAGAAGTCGCAGAACTGAACAAGGCTATGGAAGCCGCTGGTGTCTCTCTCAAACAGCAGGCTATTCAGCGAAGAATACTGCTGCAGCATCACAAAGAAGAACTGGACTTACTGAGAACCAAAAAGACAGTCACAGATAAAACTACAATAGATCAAGACGCCAGACTTGCTGAACAAGTCATTCGCAGAAATCTCACTGCTCAAGAAGCACACAATCAGCGGCTGGCTGACTACGCACGTCTATTAGGTACTGTCAACAAAGCGACGGGTAAGAACTACCTCACTCTGGAACAGTATAACAGAGCGGTAGCAGAGTCTATCAAGATAATGAACTCTTCTCGTGGCGGCTTAGGTGCTTATACAGGCATGATGACTCAAGCATCATTCGCGATTGAAGACTTCATTCAGGGTGTTGCATTCGGAGACATTCGTTCTGGTATTCTCGGTGCGTCCAACAACTTGACAATGGTTGCTCGCGGAGCACTGCAGGCATCTGAGGGTATGACTATCCTCGGAATGTCCGCAGGAAAGTTCATGGCTGTAGCTCTCGGTTTGCCAGCAGCGGTGATTGGTGTCGGTGCAGCATTCAGTTGGTTGAATCGAGCAGAACGAGATACTCGCAGTCTTACAGATGCTCTCAAAGATGCAGAGCATGGATTCGACCGCCTGCGTGCTGCTCAAGACCGTAGAGAGCATATCCAGCAGCAGCATCGTGAGATTGCCAATATCAAAGACATGGAATCTCACGACCAGAAGCGTGTGCTCTTGCTGGAGCAGCAAGAGAATATCAGAAGACGAATGGAGCAGGAAGAAGCCAAGACAACACGACTCGGCTCAGAAATGCTGTTGAATACCATTGGCGGTAAAGATGCTGAAGCCGAGTTGCGTCAGTTGATTCATTCGTTGCGAAACAGCGGTAACGAAATGGCCGCTGCTATGGGCACCAATATGGAAAAAGCATTGGGCGATGCTTTCGGTGCTGCACGTCGCGGTGAAGTCGAAAAGATGATCAATGCCTTGAGAGTGCTTAACTCCCTCGGATATCAGATGCAGCAAAATCTGCTAACAGAAGACTTTACAACAGGGGGAGTGTTTGCTGACCTCCAGAACTTAATCAACGACCCGACAGCCCTCGACAGTCTTCAGGCTATCTTCAACACTGGGTTCCTCATGCAGACTGAGGATCGAGCAAAGTTGAGAGAACTTAGAGATGAGATGGTCTCTATCAATAAAGAAAAGTTAAAGTTGCAAGAAGATACCAAGGCTAACGCACAAGCATTGCAGGAATTGGAAGAACGGCGTCTTGAGATACAGAAAGAGATGAAGAACTTAGAAGAACAGGCTGAAAAGGTTCAAAGAAGTAAAATTGAGGGCATCATCGTTGAAGAACAGATTCGCCGTCGCATGGCCCTTGAAGCTATGAAGATGACGGAAGAACAAAGACGCACTGCTGAACTTCAACAAGAAATGAATGAGTTCATTGGATTTGATCCGATGGCTATGGCTGGTCTTGGACTTCAAGGAATGCTCGCTGCAGGACAAGGACAGGTTTTCGGCTTGCAGTTCCTTCAAGCCAAAGCAGATCAGTTGCAGAAAGAAATGGATAAGGCTACACAAACCCCTGTCATTCAAGGTGCTTTGGAGAAAGACGCATTCAAGGCTCAGGCAGACGCTTTGAAGCAGGCAATGCAGGCAATCAACAAGAAACCTGATCCTCAACTTGAAGCACAACGAGCACTGTTACAGCAGATCAGAGATGCTATCGCTTCTGGTAACGTATTCTTTCAAGGTATACCGTAATGGCTCTCGAAGAAATTATCGGCGTACCTCTCGATACAGAAGTGCTGTCTGCATCGTGGGGTACTGTGACTTTGAATGTCGAGTGGTTGGTTCGCATGACCAGCCCTCTCGAAGATTCTACAGACGTACAATACTACTTGCCGTCATTCAATCAGCAAGCAGAACCTACGTTCACTATTGGTCTCAGTCACTATCCTGGCAGGCCAGACCTGCTGCTGAAAGAATGCAGTGGCATCAAGGAAGATCAGAATGCTGGCAGGCCGTTCTGGCGTGTTGCAGTCACTTACGAGACTGGCCAATGGATGCGTGACATGTTTCCCGGAGAAGACCGGGGAAGAGGTAATGCAGGCACTAGAGACAAAGTGTATGAAACTGGTACAGGCGGCACTCCCGAAGAAAAACAAGTCATTGTCTTTCCTTGGGATGAGCCTGTAGTATGGAGTGCTGACACTCGAACTGTTACTGTTACAAAGTATCATGATGCAAACGGTGGTGTACTGTTACATCCAAACGGCCTACCTATCACCGAGGGTATTGAGATACCTTTGGAACTGGAAGTACATACCTTTACTTGGAATAAACAATACGCTGGGTTCGACTACGAAGATATCAGTCAGTACATTGGCAAGATTAACTCGCAACAAATTGACAGTTTCAAAAATGCTAATATCAAGCATGTCATGTGTGAGCGTATCAGTGTTGTAGAAAACAGAAGACCTGTAAACATTGGAACTCCTGCCGGACAATCCGTAGCAGGAACAAATGCAGAGCACCACTTTGTTACTTTAACTGCCGTATTCGTGATTGATCGTCGTCCTACATTTGAGGGAGACCAAGGATACTTTCGAGATGCTCATCGAAGAGTTTCTAAGCATACCCTCGGGTTGCTCGCTCCGAATACACCCCCTGTACTGCTGAACCCTCTACTGCCAATTCCAATCAACGGCAGGGGAGACTTTGCTCAAGAGCCGTGGCCGTTGACTCCGTTAGGTCAGGGTTTCCCATTCGCAGACCTTCAGACCGCAGACCCACAAACAGCCTTTGCCTACATCGATCCTGAGTTGCCTGTTGAGGCTGACCTGCATACCTTTGTAGCAGACAATAATCTGGAAATACCATGACCAGTTTTGGTGTATTTAGTCCTGAAGATGCTCGCGAGATACACCGTAAAGTGCTCGGCCAGCAATCTACCTCTTCCCCAGAAAACATACAGCGACGTTATACAACGTCCGCTGATATGTACTATGTGAAGATGCTGGCTGATCTTCCTGCAGCTACTAATCCTGAGACTGGGTACACTCAAGCTGATGGTTTGATCGTCCGGTACAAGATCCCTGCTGAGGATACACTGGATCGTGAAGTAGCTCCCGATACTGCAGAGAACAGGGAGAAGATCACCAATCGCTCTACGTCATTCAGTGCAAATACTGGCGACTACATCTGGGTAAAACGTGCAGGTAGCGAATACATTCCTTTGCACTCAAGTGGCGGCACGTCAACACCTATTATTCGATTTGAAATTTTTGAATCTGATTGCGAAGGTCGATCAGCAATCGTTCGAGTGCTGTCAAATAATGGTAGCGTGCCAGGATCATATGAAATATACGGTGAAATTGAGCAGGACGAGCAGGGGCAAGATGTGCCGTCAAAATTTGTAGTAGTGTATGATAAAACTGGATGTTTTTTGAACGAAAGTAATATCAACTTGCAGGATCGAATTGGGTACGCAACGTATTTAACAGGTCGCCCTAAATATCCGTACCAACCGTGGACGGGTTTTGAAGTCACGTCGTTGGCGGAACAGCAAACGGAATGCGAGGCGTTCTGATGGCAGATGACCCGTTTTTTCGGAAGCCTATTCGCACGGCTAAAGGCGGGGGCACAAAATGCACCACTTGCGAAATCACCACAGATTGCAACGAAGCTACAAAATGTTTGTTTCCCTTTTTGTGTGTGTCGCTAAACATGCCATCTTGCGGGTACGAAGCAACTTTGTTAGGAGCGTCTCAATACTTTGGGGCTGTATCATACAACTGCAATATACAAGCGTTTGACCTGTCGTTCCTGTGCGGTAGTTACCTAATCGATTTGTACCTCACATATGAGTTGGTATCCGGTACGCCATCTGCGGTTTTACGAAGCGACCAATTGGATCTTGAAGTATCGCACGCATTTACAGACGACATCAATGCAAGATGCCCTTATTGGGAATTTGATTTAGGCAATGGAGATGTAGTATCTGTTCGCAAATACAACATGGTAAGTCTTGGTCAGCAAAAATGTATAAATAGCGGTCCAGACGACTGTACAGGAGGGCGATGCCTGCCGCAACGATTGTGTGCTGAGGTATTCACTTTAGATGACCCTGGAGTAGCCAAACGCACTACTCTTGAGTGGTACATAAACGACACGGTGTTAGTAGACCCTGAGTGCTGTTGCAATGCCAATACTATGCCAAGTGTATTGATTGCACGGATTGTAAATTTTTCAGACGGATGCACTTGTATTGCACCAAAGAGAACAGGGACTCAATACTACACAGAGTCGCAGGCTGGAAACGAGATCACTGACCCCGGCTCGCTCTTGCATCTACAGCACAAGTTGGCGTATGCCTCCGACCCGTTTGTATCTGGATACCCAAACATACCAGAAGGGTCTGACATTTGGTTATCTGAAGGAGTCTTGGCTGACTCTTTAGCGTCACTGTGTCCATCCCCGTTTCAAATAGAGACCCCGTACACTATTGAAGTGTACGCTCGACTTGTACTGTGGTGCGACGTTACAACTGGAACATGGCAGGCTTGCTTTGAAATTGTCAATTATACTGCGTCTGTCGCGGCGAATAACACAGACTATCTGATACCATTTAATGAAGCCAACATTTACTCTAACGTGTACCGAATCAGTGATGCTAAAATTTTAAGTTGCAACCCGTTTCAAATAAAGTTATCAGGCATTGTCGAGACTGAGTTTTGCCAAAACACTGATAGTGATTTTGGTACAGGAGTTTTAGAGTTAATTGTTGGAGAGTTTCAAGGTTGGGTAGGCTCAAACCCAATAGACTATACAAAAAAGATAACACTATATTCTGAACGCATAAACACAGCGGCATTAGTTCAAACGCTAACTAGCGATTGTCTTCCAAAGCTGCACATCGAAACAACTACGAATACATTCAAAGGTCGTAGAGATGAATGGTCTATTAGTGAGATATGGCCAGAGCATGTATTCACTGGTTGCGAATTTGCTGTAGCGTCACAACCACCGCACCACTACATATACAAAGTTATTGTATACCCTGAAAAATGTACTGGCTGCGACGAACAAACAGAAGAAGATCCTTATGGTGCAGTAACAGTTGCGTGTTGTTCCCAACCCGTGCCAAGAATACTGTATGCAACAGCGTATGAAGACAACGACTGCCCTTGTGCTAATGACGTGGTAATTGTCCTTATCTACGATGCTCAGGAAGAAGCATGGTTAGGCGAGGCAGTATTTGGATTTTCTGAAGGGTGCGGCACATGCAGTGTTAATATGAGACTCGGCTGTGACGATTTAATAGGCTCTCCTGTTTGGAAACTGCAGTGGGGTTTTAATGGAAATATAGATCATGTGTGGGTTCCGCAGGTGCCTGTATCAGATCCAGCGTTTAACTGCATCCCTTTCTTGTGGGAGACTCGATCCGTGTCGTCTAACACATGCTGCAACCCTTCTTTTGCAGCGTCTTTTTTCCACTGGGTGATTACGGAGTAATATCGTGAAACCAGTGTCTTGCAATAATTTGAAAGGACGACTTCGATACATTTGTGAAGGCTCTGACGAAAATGGGCATCCTATTGACATGCTTCCTGAAAAACGGCTGGCATATTTGAAAAGTATATTTCCAGACCGAACAATTGAAGACCTTGTAGCCCACATGCAGAATCAATCGTCAGGCGTTAAAAAAACAGGTCTTGGGGATATCGTAGCTGCCGGAATTAAAATCGCTACAGCGGGGCTGGTCAAGCCCTGCATTCCGTGCGAAAAACGTAAGCAGTGGCTTAATGAAATAAACTTCCGAAAAGTTATACCGTTCTTAGCACCAAGACCCATATCCAACGACACTCGCAGAAACTTGTTGATGCACTTATGGCCAACAGGCAATGGAGCCTGGCAGTGGAATCTTGACCAAATTCTTAGTCGCAAACATGTCTTCACGGGCCAAGTTGTCATAGGTGTTGCCGAAGGTCCGGGCACAGCCTCGGCCTCGGAGGTCGCAGAGTATGCAGCAGAGTTAAACCCAAAGGTTTTTTCAGTGCCGAACAACCCCCGCATTCGCGAAGGGGCGACCTTTCAAAAGTTACTGTCGTCCGTTCAAAACGACAAAGATAGTATTACGTTTTTTTGCCACGGCAAAGGTGCTCGTCACGGAGGAGCTTTTGGGGATAAAGGGTCAACGATTCAAGACTGGACAGAAACCATGTATCGATCTTGCCTAGACGATGTAGATCGAGTTGTGCTGCACCTAAAAACAGCGGCTATGACTGGGCCTTTCCGCCGATTCGGGAGTTTCAAGACTCCGGGAAATCACAGGTGGCACTATTCTGGAGCGTTCTACTGGTTTAGAAACGCCGATGTGTTTGAACGTAACTGGCAAAAAATGGATATGTTTTTCTTTGCTGTAGAATCATGGCCAGGATTGATGTTTCCGGCAGAACAAGTATCTTGTTTATTTCACGACAACGCTGGCGACTTATACCTGAAGTCGTACTGGGATAGTGCGGTACAGGCCGAGTTGAAGATAAACATATAAAACACGAAATAAAAAACAATGAATACCACGCAGGTTAAACTATTGTACAATGTACTGCCAGCAGCCGTTTTGCGATCAGTGTCCGCATCATGGCCTAGCGTGGATTGGAATGGTTGGCATCGATACAAAGGATTTACCGCAGACAAATACGGTCTCCTGCACGTTAGCCTTTTACCAGAGGCTTGCCGAGAAGCAATACGCCTGCTTGCAATAAGCGTGGCCGACATGGTAGAAGATTCTTTTATTGACTACGACCTGCACGCTGCGGGTTTGCACCAGATACCTCCAGGCGGTTTTCTTGGCAGGCACCAAGATGCTGAGAAACACCCCCTTCGGCCTTGGGTCCGCACGCACTCCATTATATTGTTTTTAGACAATTTCCAAAAAGAGGACGGCGGTTCACTGGTGTTAGAACCGGACATTTTGATTACTCCAGAAGCCAATATGGCTGTTGTATTTCAAACACCTAATACATGGCACTATGTGCAGAAGACAGCAGAGACAGCCCCTATGCGGAGAACATTAGCCTTGTTTGCGTGGACAGAATCGTGTGGTTTTGAAGGAGCCACTGCCGCTAGATTTGAAGCGTAGATGCCTTTGAACACTACCTGTTTTTATTGATACACTGCAAAAACTTGTTTCTTTTAGTTGGAGTTTGACATGCCTGCTGTTGTAGCACCTACATCTCGGCATGTCTGTGGTTGTGTTCATGACGGCGAAGTCAAAGAGTTTGAAGCATGGGCTAAACCTCAAACCAAGTCCTTGTACTTCGGACTCAGGCCAACACCGTCTAGTCATCGCAGGGTTCTCTGCGATCCCGGACACGAAGACGTATTAACCAGACTGGTAAATCAGTGGAACAAGGGACATGACCGCCCACAGACTGATGTACCTTACGTCAAGGGCCGATGGCAGTATGCCGTGACTACGGTTCAGTCTCGATTCGAGACAACCCTACAGCCAACAATGAACAGTCTGGTCGATGCAGGCTTCCCTGACCCAGAACTATTCGTCGATGGTCCGTGGATCAACTACGGTGACGTATGCAATTACAACCGTGTTCACTTCAGAGGGGCCAACATCCGCACGTTCAGTCACTGGCACCTGACTCTGCTGGAACTCTACAACAGAGATCCGTGGGCAGAATACTACGCAATCTTTCAGGATGACTTCGTAGCCGTCAAGAATCTAAGAGCGTACTTCGAGCAGTGCAGCAAACCAGACAAAGCATACTTCAATCTGTTCACGTTCATGGAGAACGAACAGGTTGTGAAAGACCGCAAAGGCTGGGTTGAAGCAGCCTATGCTACCACTCCAGACAATACTCGCAGCCACCAGTTAGGCCGAGGTGCTGTCGGCCTAGTCTTTCCTCACGATGCTTGCGTAGCCTTGCTGTCGTGCCCTCACATGATCACTCGGCGTATGGACTCTCAGAGGGGCCACCACTCGCTTGACGGGGCTGTAGTTGAATCTATGAACCAGTCTGGATATACTGAGTACGTTCACGCTCCCAGCCTGCTTCAGCACACAGGAGAAAAGTCTTCAATGGGAAACCGAAGACATCCCGAGGCTCTGACATTTCCGGGAGAGAATTTTGATGCCCTGACCCTACTCTGAGGACAGTTATGCACCCCCGCACGGTCCAAGAGACATTGAACCAACTGAAACCGATGCAGACTTGTCAAGAATTGCCAAGACCTGCATTCATGCCAAACAGCAGTACCGAAAGAGTCGTGCTCGGTGTCGAGTCGATGAAACGACACATGACCGATGAGGGCTGGCAAATCACTAACGGTTTGGCATGTCAAGGTTACAGACACTGCGGATACAACCTTGATTATCCGCAAACGAATGTCTGCAAGATCATTGAGCACACAAACCCCGGTATCGTCGTCGTGCAGGACATTCGCGAGTGGGATGTTCAGCCGGGGAACTTCAGAGAGTCAGAAGCCCGCTTTGAGAACATTACGGCTCTACAAGACCACAACAGTCTAAACGTCACTATTCTGAAAGATGCTCACCAAAATCCTCTGTACCACCGTCAGGCTGCGATTGACATGGCTTGTCACGCATGGATCGTGTACTACCATCCGAGGATTGTGAAATGTCTTGCACCTTACGTTCGAGAGCAAGATTTAATTCGGACTTACCACAGTCTAAATCCAGACGATATTCCATTATGGAACAATCAGCGAGAGGGGGTAGGAATGTCTGGAGCAATGTCCTCAGTCTATCCTCTTAGACAGCGCATACGACAGTTTCAAGCAAAACTGAACATGACATGGCTCACTCACCCAGGATATCACCGTAAAGGCTGCTGTACGCCAGAGTACCTGCAATTTTTATCACGATTTAAGGTCGCGGTTTGTACCAGCAGTCGCTACGGGTACGCTCTCAGAAAAATTATTGAGGCTACTGCTGTAGGCTGTCGAGTTATTACGGATCTACCAGTCGATGACGTACTGCCAGAGATTGACAGTAATCTGATTCGTGTTCACCCAGACATCAATATAAAATCACTGCAATGTGTTCTCGAAGAAGCAACAGCAAATTACGATTACGAACGTCAATATGATTTTGCATGTAAAGCTACAGTAAGGTACAACTACAATACTGTGACTTCTTATCTAGCTGATGCTCTTGAAGCTAAAAGGATGGAATACGATGAACGAGCAAGAATGCTTAGAACAAATGGTTGCCCCTAACCAGAGACGACCGGGAAAGTTTCGTGAAGGTGTCATGCAGATCCACCTGACAAGAGCCTGCGACCTCGCTTGCAGTAACTGTACTCAAGGAAGTCAGTTTCGTGGCAAGTCCACATTCATATCACTAGAGAACTTCGAGATTGCCCTGAAGTCAATGAAAGGCTACTGGGGATTGATCGGGATCTTTGGAGGCAATCCTGCATTACACCCGCAATTCGATGACATCTGTTCCATCCTCAAAAACTATTTCCCGAAGCAGCAGTGTGGTATCTGGTGTAATAATCCTCGCGGTAAAGGCGGCATCATGCGGGAGACATTCAACCCGCACATGAGCAACCTGAACTGTCACTTGAACCAGACAGCTTACGATGAGTTCAAGGCATCATGGCCGGAGTCAAAGCCGTTTGGCAATCAGACAGACAGCCGACACTCCCCGGTTCACGGTTCAATGATCGATCTCGATATCCCCGAGGAACGTCGATGGGAATTGATTAGCCAGTGCGACATCAATCAACATTGGTCTGCAATGATCTGTGAGTTCCGTGGTCAGGTGCGTGGGTTCTTCTGTGAGATTGCAGGCAGTCAAGCTATCCTCAATCAGCACAATCCAGAGTACCCAGACACCGGCATTCCAATTGTAGCAGATGAAGGTTCAGGCATCGCATGGTGGCAGAAGTCGATGACAGAGTTTGCTCCACAGGTTCGTCAACACTGCCACAACTGTTTAGTGCCCCTTAAAGGCCACGGCTCTCACGCCCAGCACGACAATGTGACTCATGTGACCCAACAGTATAGTCACTCAAACCTGAAAAATGGACTGTTGCAAATTTTGAGTACGGAAGAGGAAGTTCATTCAACCGACCGACCTGTCATTAAGTATTTAGGAACTTGACATGACTCCGTTAAAAGCGTTTATCGTGTGCGTAGAGTATGCTGATTTCCTTTCCAGAACTTTGCCTATCAACAAACATCACTTCTCTGAGATCCACGTTATTACAACTCGCAAAGACCGACCAACGCACACCGTCTGCAGTAAAAACAAAGTAAACTGTCACCATACTAAAGCGTTCTACCTAAACGGAGCGTATTTCAACAAATACCTTGCACTAGAAGAGACATTCGATGCTGTAGGTCGTGATGGTTGGATATGTATTATGGATGCTGATGTTTGCTGGCCCAACCATATTGACTGGTGCTTCCACCATCCTGACGGTTCGGTATCTCCTAGTACACTCGAACCTAGTATGGCACACATGCACCCCGGATATCTATACACTCCACTTCGCCGGATGATGTATGACGTACCTGATCATTTACCACAGGAACCATATTGGAAACAATTTCCACTGCACAAACAACAAGTTGAGTGGGCGGGTTACACTCAGATATTCCACGGTTCGGACAAGCACCTTAGTACAGCACCGTGGCATCAGACAAACTGGAAACATGCGGGTGGAGGCGACTCGTTCTTCCAGCAAAAATGGTCTACCGCAGAAAAGCTGCGACCACCATTTGAGGTACTACATCTCGGACACGATGGTCGAAACTGGTGCGGACGAGTTACTATGACTCTAACCGGAGAAACTAATCCACATGCAGGTATTCGAGAAGAAGCTCTGAGAGATATGTTGGCAGCCCGTCATCGCACAAAATCTTACGAATCGGAGAAATTCTGAAACAAATTGAAAGATTTTAGTTTGACATGACGATCCTGCTTGCTAGACTGCCTTCCGTGAGGCAACTAGCCGCAGGATCGTTTCATTACTTTAGTGGAGTTCACCCCCATGTCGTTTGAGAATTTGTTGAAGAAGTGCTCAAAGCCAAAGTCAGAAATTGTGAGTCGTGTAGCTTGCGTGACTAAAGCATTTGCTGCTGGCGTAGTCGCTGATCACAACAGCCGCAACCGGCCATACAGCAAAGGTCTTGCTGGCATTTATGCTAACGAATTTTTGCGAGGTAAATGGAAACTAAACGGCGAACCGTTGATCTTCGACAATAAGGGTCAATGTGTCAGTGGACAACATCGCCTGCACGGTTTTTTGATGGCTCATCAGGCTCTTGAATCCGGTCAAAGCTGGCCAGATGCTCAGTCTGAATTTGATTGTGTTATCGTCTCAGGTGTCGATCCAGAAACCGCTGACAGTGTGGACACTGGTAAAGGCCGTAACCACGGTGATGTGTTATTCCGCAGTCCAATTGTTGACAGAATAATTAGTGCAGATTGGAATACGTCTGCAGCACGCCGCAAAAAGTGGACCACCTGCCTTGCAACCGCTGCACGTTTAGTATGGTTGCTTGAAGGTGGGCAGACTGTCAGCGATGCAGTGAAGTTTTTGCACAGCGAAATGCTGGCATTTATTGAGCGTCACCAGAACCTTGCAAAGTTCGTCACAATCATTTTGGACGCAGACGAAAACGATGGGGGCTACGGTGGTCTCAAAATTAGTCTAGCTTATATGGCTGCTCTGGGCTACGCATGGGCCATTGACACTGTTGAGCCTCTTGAGTCAGAAATTGTCGACATTGACTCAGACCTGACTCATAGTTTCATTGTATTCGCAGAAAAACTGGCAAGCGGTAAAGACTTCACTAAAGGTAGTGTTTGTCACGCAGTCAGTGGTTATTGGAACACGCTGTTTTCAGAAAAGGGCAGCAAAGACCGCGACCGCGAGATTATGGGTCCATTTATTAAAGCCCTGAACTTGTTGACCCCGACCTACCACGGCGATTCGGACAAGGGTAAAAAGCCCTCTGACATCAAGTTGTCTGCAAAAGAACGCGATAATTGGAGCCTATGCCCTATCGGTTTAGATGGCTGGCATACAATGTGTTTGGAAAACATTGCACGAATTAAGGCTAATGTTGCGATAGCGAAGGAAACTCAGCCAGAGCCAGAACCTGCACCTGTCCGTCCTGCGAAGAAACGGCCAGTCAAAAAGCGTGCAGCCATTGCTTTGCCTGACGATGACGGCGGGTTTGATGCAGACGGCGAAGACCTTTGATCTGCAGATGACGTGGGAACGCTGTAGGAGCCTCCAATACTCCTGCCCTACGGTCCCCGGTTCGACTCCGGGGGTCATCCTTTGTTGAAAGCACCAGCAGTCCTGCAATGGTAGGTCTCTCAGCCGCAGGTTGCTTTACAGTTGTGTCACAGACGTTACAACGCCACTGTAACACAACTATCTCCACGGGATAAAAACACGCATGAGAGATGACCGCTGTTAAACTTCATTAAACAAGTCCGTGCCCGTAATACACAGAAAGGTTTTGTCATGGCAGACGCACCCTGGAAACGATTTGAGCGGTACATTGCAGCAATGTTTTCTTCTCTCAGAAATTCACTGAGCGGAGGCAACAGTAAACTGACTCGGAGTGATAGCACTCATCCGAAGTTGTTCATCTCCTGTAAGTACACTAGACACAATCACAAGACACTGAGACAACTGCTTGGCGAAGAACGGGAGAAAGCGAAAGTTGAAAAAAAGACTGCCGTTCTGTTTATCGGGGAGTTTGACGACCGAGCTAACACAATGGTTGTGTTAGCACTTAAAGACCTGCCTGAATTTTGTAGAATGGTAAAGAATGGCGAAGTTGCAGTCGCTCAAGCAACTGTGGAACCCAGTGATAAACGGCCTAAGCGTAAGCGGGCTGGAGTTATGGCTCGTTGACAGAGTTGCGTTCGAGTGTTCCTACCTCAGAGATCTTGAAGCGGTGGAACCTTGGAACAAGAACATGCAGTTTGGGACACTGGTGCAAGCGGGCATTGAAGGGTTCATTAAGACCCGACAAGCCCGAGGTGCTGGTAAGCTGATAGCCAACGAATTTGAGAATCAGATTGCTCTGTACTCCGAGACAGATGAAATCAGTTTCTGGACGAAGTTGGCAACACAGATGGTCAACACATGGATTAGCCTCTATGCGGAAGACCTCGATACCTACGGTATCAAACACTCAGAACGACATCACGAAATGATGCTGGAACTACCCTCCGGCAGATCGATCAAACTTCACGGTTATGTGGACGGTGAAGGCGATGATGCACTGATGGAAAACAAGTGTCGAGGGGAATGGGATGAAACAAAACTGGCTGAAGAGATTGATCTCAATCTTCAGGTCAATATGTATTGTCTGTTCCACAAAGCACAACACGGGAAACTCCCATCGACAGTCTGGTATCAACACATGCGACGACCAGCAGGTTTCGCATACAGAGGGCCAGCAAAAAGAAGCAAGGAAAGTCATGAGGAATTTGCTGGCAGATTATGCGAAGCGATAGATGGTAACAGAGATTATCACTTCTTTCGTTATTTCATCCATCCAGACGAACAACGATTCAACCGTTTTTTGCACGCATGTCTTTACCCAATGCTTGAGTGCTTTCTCGACTGGTACGAATATATGTCTCTTCCATCTAAACAAGGAGTCGTCAATAAAACACATTACATGATGCCCTACGGTTTGTTTAATCCATTCATGGAAGGAACGGCAGAGCGTTACCGTGCTTTCCGCATGTCCGGCAGTACCTTTGGTCTTAGAAAGAAGTCACGATGAGTGTTCGACCTGCACTACGTCCAACAAAGCCAGCGAGTCCCGCTGCACTACCTGCTACGCCACGAATGCGAGCAGGCGATAATCCGTTTGATGACCTGATCGATGAGTCCCCAACCCACGGTCGATTCATCCTTCTCTACTCAGAAGCCGGTGAGGGTAAGACAACCCTTGCCGCACAGTTCCCCGCACCAATGTTCATTGCGACCAGTGGCGAACAGGGTGTCCACATTCATAAGCAGCGTGCAGCTATTCCTATGTCTGTACCTGTGATTGACCTTGATCCTTTGTTCGACCAGAACAATATACCGCGAGGTACTGGACATCCGGGCTGGAAAAAACTGATGTCAGCAATTACTCGTTTCCGTGACAGCAAACATCAGTACAAGACACTGGTGATTGACAGCACAAGCGGCCTGCAGGATATCTGTTTCCAACACGCCGCATCGGTACTGTTCAACGGCGACATGACCAGCAAAGATTTTAACGACTTTCAGCGAGGTTACACTAAAGCTGCTGAGGTGTTTTGGTCTGGTATCTTCATGCCGTTGTGTCTGGAGATCGTTGCAAAGGGTCTTAACATCGTGCTGATCAGTCACAGCACAACTAAGACGGTCGCCAACCCTGTCGGTCCTGATTACGATCAGTACCAGCCGCAGTTGACGAAGGGCATCTTCAATTACACAAAGAAAGATGTCCACGCTATTGTGTACCTTGGTCGCACAGTCAGCGTGCTTAATGACGAAAAGACCAAAAAGCGTAAGGCAGTCGGAGACCGTCGATTTATCGGAGTAGCACCGAATACCTATTACATTGCAAAGTCATGGTGTGGTGAGTCCGATGAACTGGACTGTGGGACTACTCCTGCAGAAACCTACAAGGTTTTGCAGAACGTCCTCGGCATCGCCTAATAACATTCATCAATCAACTGTATGTTTAACTTCAAGTTCAGAAAGGTGTTCTAATGGTTGACAATACTCAGAACCTCGGGCTGGCTGCTCTGCTGAAGCAGAACAAAGCTCTTGCAAAGCACGCCGAGGTCGCGAAGAAAGCTCAGGCTGTCCGGGACTTTGCCGGACCTCCGGGCGAATACGTTGTGACGTTTGTTGGTCCGAAAGTCGTGTTGAAAGACGGTGCCCAGTATTTCATCCTGCAGTTCAAGTGTGACGGCAGCCTGCCTCATCAGGCACCTCACAACGGGGCCAGCATGAACGTGCTGCACAATCTGTCAGGCAATGAACGTCGCACTCCTGAGCAGTGTCTCGAAGACCTGATGCGCGACCTTCAGCGTATGTCCATCGACACAGCAGAACTTGAAATCGCTCAGATTGACACGGCTTTGAAAGGCTGCATCAATCAGGCGTTCAAGATGCGTGTTGTTCCGGGCAAAAATGACCCAAACAAAAGGTACTTCAACATCCTCGGCATGAACTGGGCGGATGAAGATGCTGCCCCAGAGCCGAGACCGGCCACTGAGCCTGCTTCGGCCAAGGTGACAATTAAGCGTACCTCCAAAAACGTCGTTAAAGCCGCTCCAGAGCCTTCAGAAGACGAATGGAATGCCGAATTGGACCATCCTACCGGGGAAGACCTCGACAGCGTTACAGACGATGCTGGAGAGCCTGAGCCAGAGCAGGATACACCTGTTCATGCAGACTACTCCCCGTCTGACTGGGTGGACTACGAAGTCCAGTACCAAGCCCCAAGGTCTCCCAAGGCTCTGACCTACAAGGTTACAGCCGCTGACGACAAGAAGCAGACTTTGACAATCGAAAGGGCAGGTAACTCTCTGACTGTTCCGTACCTGTCTGTGACTCTGCCTTGATCGTCAGTTAATTCCACCCCCGTCCGACAGCCGTGTGGAGCAATCTACACGGCTGTCTCTTTCTGGAGATATACCCATGTTGAAAATATACAATGCTGATTGCTTAGTGCAGTTGAAGTCCATGCCCGATAACAGTGTTGACTCCTGCGTCTGCGATCCCCCCTACGGAATTTCTTTCATGGGCCGCAAATGGGACTACGACGTTCCATCGGTTGAAATCTGGCAGCAGGTGCTGCGAGTCCTGAAACCGGGCGGGCATCTGCTGGCATTTGCAGGGACACGGACACAGCATCGCATGGCCGTGCGGATTGAAGACGCAGGGTTTGAGATTCGCGATTTGATTATGTGGGTGTACGGCTCAGGATTTCCTAAGTCGCTGGATGTGAGCAAAGCCATTGACAAGGCGGCCGGAGCGGAGCGGGGGGTAGTGGGGCAAAAAGTTCGGGGTGATGTGGAAAAAGCCAAGACAAGCGGCTCGACGTATGCAAGTGCTATTGCCAACAAAAACAACAAAGCAATTTTTGGATATGGAGTAGAAAATATCACCGCCCCCGCGACCGACGCCGCGAAGCAGTGGGCCGGCTGGGGCACCGCGCTCAAGCCAGCGTGGGAGCCGATCATCGTCGCCCGCAAGCCGCTGGCCGGCACCGTCGTCGAGAACGTGCTGCGGTACGGGACGGGCGGGATCAAC